CACCTGCTGGCGCAAAGCGTGGCTGGGAGATGCAAATCGGTATGGCTTTGAAGTGCCGCAACGGCGAAGACAAAGACTTGGAAGCACGCTTTACCACGACTTCGGTCGGCGGTAAGAAGTCCGTTCAAGCCCTTGGCATCGCCATCGCTACGCAAGTGGACAAAGACCCCAACAAGCCTGTGCCAGTGGTGCGCCTGAAGAAGGACCACTACACGCACAAGTCCTACGGTCGCATCTACACACCGGTCTTTGAGATCGTTGAGTGGGTCGGCATGGACGGCGCTGAGTCAGAAGCTGAAGCCGAAGTTGCTGCAGAAGGGCCAGCACCTGCTGGTCGCCGCCGCCGCGCAGCCTAAGTAAGAATCGGGGCCGAAAGCGGATGCTGGGCGGTATCGCCCGTGAAAGCCAACAGCCGTTGGATACCCAGACGCAGCGAGTAGGCCCCACCTTTTTATGATACAGTTCCTTCACGCTTGGCGGCGTATCAAGGTAAGCCCTGTTCTGCATTCTGCCTGCACCTTGCGGGTCCGCCAACACCTTACGGTGAGAATGCAGAACAGGGCTTTTTGTTTGGAAATCATGCAAGAAGTTTGGAAAGCCATCCCCGGTTATGAGGGGCTATACGAGGTAAGCGATCAAGGTAATGTGCGCACG